CCTCACGACTCTCAGAATACGCAGAAATAGCCATCTGCAACCGAGAACGAGCCGTCGAAAGGAGCTTCTCCTCCCGCTTGTCTGATTTCATTTCTTGCCCTTCTTCGAGGCCAATTCACGCTTGACCGAATACGCAATCGCAACCGCCTGCTTTACAGGCTTGCCCGCATTCACCTCAGCCTTCACATTCTTTCGGAACGCCTCTTTCGACGTTGATTTTACGAGCGGCATTTCTTACACCCCCCCTTGCTAGGTTTGTTGGCCGTCTTGGCCGATTCCCTAAAAGCCTTCTCCGTCGGAGCACCAGCCGCCCCAGGCTTTTTCATCTTCTCACCCGAACCAGCCTTGATTCTCTCACGCTTGGCATGAATGTTCGCATATAACCCAGGTTTTGTAGCCATGTCAACATTTCCACCTTTTAAGTGAAGCCTTAGCCCGCTCAGCAGGCCCCTTAGCATTCTTTACAACCCCAGCCATACGAGCACAAAAACTCGCCTTCCGACCCTTATCCGCCTCAGTCTTCGGACTCGGCGCAGGGGCCTTTAAATTCGAACCCGTCTCCCGGTTGTACTTCTCCCGACCTTTGGCCGTCAAGCCCGCACCCTTAGAAACCGGCAATTTCTCACCACGCCCCACACTCAACGAAACACCCTTTTTCGTAGCCATCACGCCCCCATCCAAGAAGTTATCCCACCACCCAAACCCATACCACCCTTCTTGACTGCCTTCCCACCATTGTATTCCCGGCTCGCCACCGGATAAGCAAACGTCACCGCCAACGCATCCGCCGCATCCGGCGAAGCCAACCCCCGCGCCTTCATCTCCTTCTTACCCTCCAAAAAGATCGTCCCAGACGAATCCGGCTTCTTCATCGGCCCAATTAAATCAGACCTCATCGCACGATCCTTCGGTAAATGCGCACCCCTCTTCAACCACTCCCTCATCGCCCCCCACATCTCCGCCCTCTTGTTCCCCCACATCACCGGATTCTTCGACTTCCAACCAAAATTCACCCCCCTCACCTTATACCTCTGCTCCGTCAACCGATCCAATACCCCATACCCCAATCCACCCTCATCAATCACCACCAACGCAGGCCGATACTCCTCAATCACCTCAATCACATGCCCTACCGTCACCATCGTGTCATCCCCCTTGTACCTCCTCACATCAATAACATCCCTCCCCCTCCTCACTACTATCACCGTCGAATCCATCCCACCTCGCGCCGGATCCACCCCCACCACCACAGGCAAATCCATGTCCCCATACGCCACCCGCCCCATCGCCTCATCTACCCACACCGGCGAAATAAACTGATCCTCCCCAGCACTCGGAAACTCACCATACACCTCAACCCGAGCCTCCAACGAATCCGCCCCATACTCCTCAATAATCTGCTCATACACCGCCCGGTCCGTCCCCTCCACCGTCCTAGCATCCACCACCCGAGTACGCCAAAAATCCCTCTTCCCACCCTCAAAACACTCATAAAAATACCCACTGTTCCGCCGCGGATTCGAAAACGCCAACCAAAACCGATTCGGCGTCACCTCCGTGAAAAAACCCGCCGCAACCGACCAAATTCCATCATCAATCCCCGACGCCTCATCAAATACCACCATCACACCATCATGGTTGTGCACCCCAGCATACGCGTCCGGGTTCTCCTTCGTCCACAACCTACCCTCCACCCCCCAATACCTAACCCCCTTCTTCAAATCCCTCTCCACCAAATCCCCCAACCACTTCGCAGGCATCACCCTCGTCGCACTCACCTCAAACCAGTGACTGTTGATCGCCATCGCCAACCACTTCGTAATCTCCGCCCACGTCACCGACCTCAACTGCGGCTCACTATTCGCCGAAATAATCGTCGTCGAACCAATCCTCGTACTCAACATCCACAACACCACCCACGATACCAACGCCGACTTCCCAATCCCACGACCAGAACTCACCGCCTCCCTCAACACACCATACGCCACCTCATCCCCAGGCCTCGCAGCAGCCCCCAACTCAGCATTCCTCCTAATGTGCTCCGCAATATCCCCCAACACCTCCTTCTGCCACCTCCTAGGCCCACTAAACCTCTCCAATGGCGTCCCCTCCTCACCCCACGGAAATACATACATCACAAACGCCAGCGGATTACCCTTGATCCGGTCACTCCAGATCAACGACATCAACTCCTGCTCCTCTTGCGGTTTATAAATAGGTGTTTGCATAAATCACTCTTCCTCAAAAAAAGAAACCTGCTCCGCAACCTTCACACTAGGCTCAAACAATTGCCTTTGCTGTTGTGACCCTTCAATACGTTTGCAAGCAATTTCAAAGTACCGCGGCTCACGCTCAATACCAACAAACTTGCGGCCCATGCGAACAGCAGCGACCCCACAACTACCTGAGCCAAGGAAAGGATCAAGCACAGTCTCAATTTTTCCCGGAAGATAACCGATGCACCACTCGTAAAGCGAAACAGGACGCTCGCATGGATGGTCAGTCTCAGCCTGATGTGTCGCAGTAAAGTTTGTCCACGGTATCCGAACGATCTCGGTTTTCTGAAAGTGGGTGCAACTAGCAATGTCTGCCTTGCTGAAATTTGGCATCAACTGCGCCTTATCCCACACGATGGCGCCCCCCTTGTCTTCAAAGCAGTTGAAGAAATTTGCGCCCCAGATAATCCGATGCCTTGACATGGCTTTAATCATCTCAAAGAACCGAGGCGGTGGCGGGGCCTCGTTCCACTCCACCTCAACGGAAAACGACTTTCCGCGCCCTCGCTTGTTACCAGATGTCTGCACAAAATTTCCCACCCCAAATGGCGGATCCGTAATCACCGCATCCACCATGCCCAAAGTAGGCAAGATGTCCATACAATCACCCAAGTAGAGGGTGGCATCTCCAATTATTACGGGGGTTTGCATAGTTAACTCTCGGGTGTTATAAAAGTGATGTTAACTGAAATTTAAAAATAAAAATTTGCGTGGGGGTAGCCTCCAATTGGACCGGACGGCAGGGCCCTACCCCCCCCCTCGATCGCGCGGGCGCTAGCCGTCCTGCCCGGAGTGATCGCTCACTTCAGCATGTGGGGTGGGTGGTGGGTGGGAGGGGGCTGAGCCCCTTGAGGTCACTCGCCTAGTTCAACCCAGTCGTCAAACGACATTGGCTCTTTGGCTTGGCATCTGCAAGCGTGCAGATAGCATTCGTACTGATGGGTTATGAACTCGTCGAACGATCCTGTAAAACCGTTGATCACTGCGTTGTCCCAAGCTTGATCCATTCCTTTATCTCCTCGTTTCTGCATCGGTCAGCGAGTGCTGTTTGATGCGATGAATGAATTGTGCGCGTGTTAACACTGGATGTCAACTGGTCAACATACTAGTGTTTTCCCTAGCACAATCAGCTGTTGACACAACGCTAGCTCTAGCGTATTATTCAATCACTGCGCGACACGAATGGACGGAAGGCGCAGCTAACCAAAGGAAAACAGACATGACAAACCGAACCGAGATTCTTGAAGCCATGCGCACCAAGCTTTTGTCAGTTGGTCTTGGATGCGAAACACTAAAAGTGTTTGGGGCGATTCGTTGCAATGTCCACGTAACTTGCGTAAGCCGCGAGACTGCAGACAAATGGGCACAGCTTCTCGGACAAGTGTTTAAAGGCACCAGAGTCTCAATCAATCCGACTGTTTGGAATGCTGCGAAAAATTTAGGCGGGAACCTCAATCCAACAATGTGCAAAGGTTTTTTGATCGCAGTCGCAGCCTAACCCCAGGGGCTCCGGCCCCATCAAAGGAACGCCATGAAACGCACCATCATCGATGCCCTTTTCGCAGCAGCCCTAGGCCTAGCAGGCGCTTACCTTCTTCTGACCTACCTATGAAACAGACTCGAGTTGCCCACCTGTTGTCCCTCTTGAATGACGGCTGTGGTTTCAAAGCTGCTGTACTCTTGACCGCACTTTATTTCAAAGTTCCTGAGCATCAAATCATCCAGGAGTTCTACAGATGATCTGTCCGAAGTGTGAAGCCCCAGCAAGGGTCCTAGAGACCCGCTGGAGCCATCGTGAGCAGTGCACCCGCAGACGCCTAGGCTGTCCGTCCTGCGGCTTCAGATTCACCACCCTGGGGGGAGTGATGATTAAAGAGATCGACATCAAGCTGGACTCCGACGGCCTGCCGACATACACCGAGGCACTACAGGCCCTCGAGGCCCTGGCTCAGACCGCCGGGAATTGCCCCACGATTGACCAGGTTGCCGTAGTCAAAGCGTGGAGGCTTATAGATCGCTTTAGAGCCCGCCAGAGCCCTTAAACCGCTTCACCCCTACTCTCACCCCCACCCGACTCTTGCCCGCCTTGTGCGGGCTTTTCGCTTTCCAGCCGCAGCGCGTCCTCTTCCACCCGACGACCCTCCACATCAATAATATCTGCCGACAATAATCTATTTTTAGCAGATTCTAATGCGCCAGTAATACTAATCCCAGTATGTACTATCTCGTGCTTTTGGGTTTCTGCCCAACGCATTTGGGTCTTGGTCCACCATATAAGCGAGCCAGTGTCTCCATTGACCGCCTTCTGGTAGAGAGTCCCGCCGATCTTCGCATTGGCCTTTGCCTTACCGGCTAATAACTCTTTACCAAAATGATCCCGTAGCGTATCGCTGTGGATCCCATCTCGGATCAAGGCCGCGATCTGTTCCTGCACAAGACCGATACCCGAAAGCTTCTCGACGTACTCCCTCTCCTCATCGGTCGGCACGAACGCAGGCCTACCCGACCCAGGCTGAGGCCCCCCTCGAAGCGGCTTGGAAATTTCTTGTCTGGAATTTCCTTCATCATCCATGTTAGTGCTCCCTAACTTTATCTTGCAACTCGTTGTACCGCTTCATTGCC